ATCCGTTTAGTGTTACTACTCAAACTGCACGAACTTTTGTTCCACCTCAATTTGAGAAAGCGCCGATGTTAGAAAGTAAACCATTACCACCTTTTTCAACGGAAATAATACAAAGAGGACGTGAATTTAATAGTTCTAATTTTCAAATAGGTGGTGTTTATAATCCAACAACAGGTGAAGCTAGTAATCCAGCAACTAAAGCTTTATTTGAAAAATATCAAAAAATTAAAGCAGCATCACTTTTAAAATTTGGACAATAATATGGGAAGATACGATAATTTAGATATACAAAATAAAACTGGTAAAGGATTGGTGTACCACTCACAATTATTACCATATATAGAACCATCTGATTCCGATATATTAATTATAACGGAAGCAGAGGATAGATTGGATTTATTGGCAAATCAATTTTATGGTGATTCCGAATTGTGGTGGGTAATTGCAACTTACAACAATCTTACAGATATAGATATAAAAATAGAACCAGGTTTACAATTAAGAATACCAAACAATCCTGCAATAGTTACAGAAATAATTTAATATGAACACATTTCCATTTTTAACTCCATTGGAGGGGGGAGTAGTAACATCTATTGAAAATGTAAATAGAGCTACATTTAGTCAAGCAACTCCATTTGTTTTATTTACAGATTATGTTTCACAGGAAACTATTGGAACTTCGCAAAGTTACCTATACTCTAACCCAAAAGCAAAGGGTGAAAGATTTCCACCGGTAATTACAAATTTAGAAGTAAAACCAACTGGTAATATGGGTGTGATTAGAGAAGGTAGTGTTACTATTAAGTTTGCATCCATGCCGCAATTAAAAAGTTATCAAAGTTTTTTTAGAATTGGAACGGGTAAATCAATTCAATGGGGTTGGAATTTAAAACGTGATGGAAAACCAAGTTGGATATTACCATTAGGATGTGACCAAGCAAAACCTTTGACAGATAATATTGAAGCATGGCAAAATTTTTGTAGAAACGGAGGTTATTCCAAAGATGTAATAGTTGGACCGCTTATGGATTTTAGTATATCTGTAAATGATGATGCAACCGTTGATGTAATTTTTAAAATTGGTAGTAAAAGTGAAATACCTGCATTTTTAGGTAATACTGATAAAACAAAGGATAGTACAACCGCATCTGCGGGTGCCGAAAAATACGATGGTAAACTATCATCACTTTTTAATTTGTCCGATGGCGAATTTAAGACCTTAAAATCAAATTATGATGAGTTTAGAAAGCATCTTATAAACTATGGATATGCAAATCGTGGCTCAATTGCAGAAGGAATAAGTTATTTATCGGAAATGGCTGGACTTTCATACGATTCAACATCAGATTCTGTATATGTGGATATGGATTGGGTTGTTAGATTTGCAATAAATAAAAATAATGGAGGTGAAAATACATATATTGTAAATATAGATAATTCTGTTGGATGTGCTCACATAAATATGTTGAGTAATTCGGAGAATGTAATTTTTACAAATAAAAATGCAGCAACTCCCCAAAAACAGAGTGATGGTAGTCTTAAACTAGACCTTGCCCAAGTACAAGATTTAACACATTTATTATCTGGACAAACATATGTCCAAGCGGTTGATAAAACAATAACAATTAATGGTACTGCAATACCATTACAAGCCAATAAATATGGATATGTTAAAAATATTTTTATTAAACAAGAGTTTTTAGAAGAGTTATTTAAAAAACATACAAACGGCGTTGCTAAAGATATATTAGAAGATATATGTATTGAAATAAATAAAGCATCTGCTGGATTAACGGAATTTCATTCACAAGAAGCAGCTCATGATGGTAGTGCTAAAATGATATATACTATTGTAGATTATGCATTAAGCCCGCCACCAGCAGTTGAAATACCAGTATTAAATTTATTTGGAGCAAATACAACTATTACAGGTATAAACTTTACTAGTGATTTACCAAAAGAAATAGCAGCTATGGCTATGTTGAAGGATAGAGACCAAAAAAATAGAGAAATTGGTAAAAATTTATTCTTTGCACATGTACCTGATTGTGTTTTGGATTATAACAAATCGGACAAAAAAATAACAATTGAACCGGGTACTGGTGTACCGGCCGATGCAGAAAAAGGTGTTGTTCAAAAAACAACTGATGTTTTAACCGATATTGCAGAAAAAGTAAAAAGTGGCGTTGAAACAGTATTTAGTGCGGCAAAGGATATTAAAGAAAGTATAACAGGTATAGCTGGTGTTGTTGATGAAAATTGTACAATTATTAGTTATGAAAAAAATGAAAGAGAATTTAATAAACCATTGGATGAAAATGGTTTCAAAGTTTCGGTAAAAGATACTCAATTATTAAAAAATCTTTATTTTGGAGAAGGTAATGATACTCCTAAAAATAACCCATTATTACCAGTTGAATTGGAAATAACTACGTTAGGTATATCCGGAATAACTGTTGGTAAAGTTGTTAAAATTTTAGAATTACCATTTCAAGACCCAAATGGGTTATTACAAGTTATAGAAGTAAACCATACCGTAACTACTTCATCGTGGGATACTACTATAAAATTTAAGTATAGACCAGGAAACTAATAATTAAAATAACTAATGGATAACAACGTATCTACATATTTAGGATTAAAAATTGGTTCAAAAACAACCGAAAAAGTAATAAAAACATTTGAACCATCACCAAACGAAAGAGATTATCGTGCTGGGTATATTATACGCTATTTTGTAAGAAAACGAAATGATGCAAATGGTACAATATACGAAGTTGATAAAAATAATTACGAAGCATATCGTTATATAAATAATTATTTAGTGTGTACTTTACGTTGGAAAATAACTGGTGCAAATAAGTTTGAAGTAGAACAACTAAATCAACGTTCTATAAATTACGCACAAGAAACTATGGGTAACATAGATACTTATGTGAAAAACCTTACAAAATTTTATAGAGGATAATTTGGATAAACCAAATCTTTTTCTTATATTTGTAAGATGGTTACATATATAGAGGATTCTCAATCGTTTAATGATTTCTTATTGGAGTTTAACACTCGTCCTAGTAGAATATACATCCAACTTTCGGATGTGGATAAGCATGCTTTAAACAATCGTATATCATTTATTGTGGTTAGTTGTATGCAAAAACTTTATGTAATCAATCTAAACCACACCGATGGTTTGAGTTTAAGAGAAGATGCGTTAAAGTTATTAGAAGAATCCCAACGAAGTAAAGCACTCATAAATGGTAAGAGTGTGGGGCATTTGATTGAATTAAAACAATCGGTTGATATTGATTTATACAGATTTATTACAGATGTAAAAAACGAAGAAGAACCATTTAGAGAAATCCAATCATTCTACAAAAGAAGCATACCTAACCAATACCAAAACAACTTAAACGATAGTATCCCATTATCAAAGCAAGTTGGTATAATAAAAAACATATTACAATACGAATTAAAAGATGGTGTTGGTGAATCCGCATTTAATTTTACAAAAGATGCAACCGAAGTATTTCAATGGATAGAAAAATCGGGTATATTTGTAGATGAAAAATTCAGAGATTTATTACCATCAAAACACATAAACAAAGATGGGTTAGTATTTACCGAATACAACCTATTTACTTCCACTCTACGTCCATCAAATAGGCATGGTGGTATAAACTACTCGGCTATACCAAAAAAGAGTGATATGCGTAAAGCATTCGTTAGTAGATTTAAAGGTGGTGGGTTGGTAAGTATAGATTATTCAGCATATCACCCACACTTACTTATTGATTTAATTAAAAATCAAATTGGAACTAAAGAATGGATGAGTAAATTTAATAGTCAATTAGATTTCTACGATTGGGTGGCTGCTATATGTGGTGTAGCTGATTTCGATGGAGCAAGAGATGCAGCAAAACAATTGGTATTCCAATCTATATATGGTGGAGTAAGTTCTGAAATGCAAGAATTACCATTCTTTAATGAGGTAAATCTATTGGCAATGAAATACAAAGCAGATTTGGATAGACACGGGTTTGTAATGACACCACACTATAATATTCAAATCACAAAAGAAAAGTTTGGTGAAGATAATCCACCACCAGCAAAGGTTCTAAACTATGTAATTCAAGCATACGAAACAGAACGAAACATTCAAATCTTAAAGAAAATAAAAGAAAAATATAAAGGGATGGGTAAATTAATAATGTATAACTATGATGCATTCGTATTTGATGTTCCTAATTACGAATTTACATATTTATATGAAGAAATATACGAAAAAATAATAGATTCAAAAGAATTTCCAGCAACAATAGTAACAGGTGAAAATTATGATTTTAGATAATTTAGATGAAATTTATCAAGAAGTTTTAGAAGAACTTTCTTATAGAGTAGGTATAGTAAATTTACGAAATAAAAATCACGTAGATATTTTAAGTGAAATACTTGATACTACCGAACTTGCACAATACAAATCCGATATTTTAAGTGAATTGTATAAAAATGTAATAACCGAACTTGAATTTAAAGATAAAGCAGCATTTGCGGATTACAAATCGAAACACAAAATGCGTTCAGATACAATTGTAACAATTGGAGATAAAGAAACAACAGTGGGTGCAGCTAGTGATACCTCAACCACAAAACAAAATAAACAAAAAAAAGATTCTAAAAAATCTGAAAAACAACCATCTAAAAGCGATAATTTAAAAAAATTCTCAAAACCAATGGTTGCAGATAGAACTAATAGATTAGCAAAACTTGCCGAAAAAGTTAAAAATAGCGATAAAGATACACAAAAAAGAGCGGCAATTCTTATTAAAAATTGGAATAAATTTATGAATGCTACAACTGAAAAAGAAAAAGTTGAAGCAGTGCGTGAAATGGCTGAATATAATCTAATACAAGGACACGCTGGTGGTAAAAAAATATATGTTAGTAATGCATTGCCGGTAGATGAAAAATATCTTACAGGTGATAGTGGGGATGAAATAACCAAAGATATGAATAGGGTTATGAAAGAAAATGATATTTACATTCCAATGCGTGGTTCTACTCTAGATAGACAAAAAGCTGATTTAAGTGGAAAACATAACGAAGCTGGTGTAGTTGCTGAATTAGATGCATCAAATGAAAATATAAAAAATAGAGATGAAGTTGCAAAAAAATATTCAGAAGTAGGTGGAGATGTAAAAAAATCAGATGAAGATAATAAAAAAGCTGCAAATGCTGTAAAAGAAAGTATATTACAAAATTTTCCAAATTCAAAAATTATAAAAGCAACTCAAGTTGGTGGTATAGGTTCAACTGCTTTAAATAAACTTGGTATAGACCCAAAAACAGACCCAACTGATATAATAGTTGAAATACAAACCGAATCTGGAGAAACTGTATTTGTAAAATATTCTCTTAAAGTTTACGATGACCCAAGAAATATAACTATGAAAAATTCGGGTGTAAATAACGCGGGTGAAGTATATCTTGGTGGAGATGCGGGAAATCAAATTGATACATTTAAGCGTGAATTGGATAAAAAGTATAGTTGGACAAACGAAATGAGTTCAGCTGAACAAAATAAAAACAAAACAGCATACAGACAAGAGTATTTGAAAAAATATGCAGAAGAATTGGAAAAAATATCAAAAACACCAGAGGGACAATCTCAATTATTAAAAATGTGGCAATCGGTACATGGGTGTGGTAAAGGTGTAAGTACATTGATTACAAACAAAAGAACAGGTGAATCTGTGGTACATTCGCCAGAATACTATTGTAACCCAAAACAGCCATTTAGAATAGAATATGATGGCGTAAAAATTGTTGTAAATATGGGTAGCGATGATTCTACATATCTACAATTAGATTTAAAAACCGAAAAGAATAATTCTAAAAAATTATTATTCAGACATAGAATAAAATAATATTTATACTATTTTCTTATACTTATAAGGAGTATAAAATGAAGATATGATAAAGACGCAGTTACTATGTACGTTCTCAACAAAAAAAGATATTGAGAATAATTTGGATTTTATAAAAAAAAGTTATAAATTAGCATATAATTACATTTATGTATTACAAAATAAAAACGTCCCTAACGATTTGTTTGTAACTTATAATGTGGTTGTGGAAGGACAACATCCAGAAAGCGAGTTAAAGACTATTTTAGTTCATAGAAAAAAACAAACCAATACCTTATATACAATCAATGCCTTAAACCAATTGGTAATGGAAAAGACGGGTGGTATGTTAGATGACAAATATGAGGTAGATTGGGAAGAGTATAGAAATTGTATATTACTTACAAATGCAGAAGGAGTTAGAAAAATAACAACAAGAGTATTTGATGTGATTGAGATTGAAGGAGTACAAATAAATTAAAACCAAAATAAATATGTTACAGAACGATTACAAAGACCCACAAATTGTGGCTCAAGCGGAAAAGGATTATCCAGAAACTACTGCGGAATACAAACGTATTATGGTAGAACAATACGAACTTTTCTGTAAAAAACAATCAAACTATGGACCGGGTAACATTTCAGTAGGAACTGAATGTAGAAGTGATGGTGATGTAAAACTATCTCTTACTGGATTATGGTTTCGTATCAATGATAAAATCAATAGATTGAAGCAAATGATTATTATTGGTGCACAAGATAATGTAGGTGAATCACTTACGGATACATATCAAGACTTATCAGTCTATGGAATTATTGCCCAAATTGTACAAAATAAAAAATGGGGTAAATAATTTGGAGATACGAAAAAAACTTCGTATCTTTGTTTCAACATTTTAAGAATCCGATATTTATACCTATAAGATTTATCGCGATAATCTTAAAATCTAATAAATAAAACTTAAAAACAAAAGCGTACATTATGAACATTAATGCAATCAAGCAACGTCTCAATTCGTTGCAAAACACTTCCAAAAAGACAGATGCTTTATGGAAACCAAAACCAGGAAAATATGTATTACGCATAGTTCCTTATAAGTTCAACAAAGAAAATCCATTCATTGAACTTTTATTTCATTACAATATCAACAACAAAACTTATTTATCGCCAGCATCGTTTCAACGCCCTGACCCGATTTTAGAGTTTGCCGAAAAGTTAAAACGTTTAGGTGATACTGAAAATTGGAAAGCAGGTAAGAAAATGGAGCCGAAATTGCGTACATTCGCACCTGTGGTTATTCGTGGACAAGAAAGTGAAGGAGTTAAGTTTTGGGGATTTGGTAAAACTGTATATCAAGAGATTCTTGCAATCATTGCAGACCCTGATTACGGCGATATTACTGACCCAAACGAAGGTCGTGATGTGGTAATCGAAATCGTAGAAGAAGCTGGTAAAACATATCCAGAGACTCGTATTAGAGTAAAACCAAATGTAACAAAACTAACTGAAAATCCAGAGTTAGAAAACAAATTACTAAATGAGCAGACAGAAATTACTGACATTTATAGTGAGTTATCTTACGCTGAATTAAAGGGTGTTTTAGAAAATTGGTTAAACCCAACTGCACAGCATGAGGATGAAGATGTTCCATCTCCATCTGTTTCATCTGAAACATTAGCACCGAAACCACAATCGGTTCAGGAGCAAGTAGCACCACAACCTGTTGCAGTACCTAAATCAACAGAACCAATTACAGAGTTACCTTGGGATGTAGCAGAAGAAAAACCTGCTTCTACAAAGGTTGATGTAGCATCGGCATTTGAAGATTTATTCAATTCATAAAATAAAAAGGAGTTACAATGGCAAAAGTTCAAGCGGATTTAGCACAACAAATTGCCGATAATCTAAATAAGAAATACAAAGACCAAAAGGTTGCTTTCTTTTTAGATGATGACTCGGAGGATGCACCCACCAATATAACAGGGTGGGTGTCCTCTGGGGCAACTATGTTGGATGTGGCGGTTTCCAATAGACCATTTGGAGGTTTTCCTGTTGGTAGAATTACGGAAATCACTGGTTTAGAGCAGAGTGGTAAATCATTATTATCAGCACACGTGTTGGCGGAAACGCAAAAGCAAGGTGGTGTTGCAGTATTGATTGATACTGAAACTGCGGTAAGTAGAGAGTTCTTTGATGCAATTGGTGTAGATGTATCCAAACTATTATATATTACGGCTGATACCGTTGAGGATATATTTGAAACAATTGATACAATCATTGAGCAAGTAAGAAAAGGTGATAAAGATAAGTTAGTAACTATCGTAGTTGATTCAGTAGCAGCAGCATCTACAAAGAGAGAGCTGGAAGCTGATTACGATAAGGATGGTTACGCAACTGATAAGGCAATCATCATTTCAAAGGCAATGCGTAAAATCACAAATGTGATTGGTAGACAAAAGATTACATTAGTATTCACAAACCAATTACGCCAAAAGATGAACGCAATGGCATTTTCAGACCCTTGGACTACATCGGGTGGTAAAGCAATTGCTTTCCATGCTTCGGTTCGGTTAAGATTAGCATCAACTGGTAAAATCAAAGCAAAAGATGATAAAGGAAATGAAAGAATCGTTGGTATTAAAGTAAGAGCCAACGTTATTAAGAATAGATTAGGACCACCATTACGTTCAGCAGATTTTGATATTTTCTTTGATAGGGGTATTGATAACTACGGAGCATGGTTGGGAGCAATGAAAGATTATAACTTTGTTAAACAAGGTGGAGCGTGGTACACATATGTTGATACTGAAACGGGTGAAGAATTTAAGTTCCAAGCCAAAGAGTTGCAGGAGATATTGGAAGCAAACCCATCGGTAAAAGAACAAATCTATAAACGAATTTGTGAGTACACTATTCTACAATACAAAAAGGATTCATTGGATACAGATAATCTATTAGTAGATACAAGTGTATTGGGTGATGAATAAACAAAAATATGAACGAGTTATATAAAAGGTTATTAGATGAGGTAAATGATGAGCATACTCAAGTTGTAGAGCAATCACTAAACTCAAAAGTTCTATTAGTAGATGGATTAAATACTTTTATCAGAGCATGGACGGTAAATCCCACAATGGATGATAATGGTGACCACATTGGTGGTATTACTGGATTCCTAAAAAGTATAGGTTACGCAATCAGAGAATACAAAGCAACTCGTTGTATCATTGTATTTGATGGTAAAGGTGGTTCGGATAGCCGTAAAAAGATATTTAGTGGATACAAAGCTGATAGAGGTAAAAGCCGTTTTAGAGTAAATCGTCAATATGAAGATATGATGTCCAAGGAAGATGAGAGTGTTTCTATGAAACGCCAAATGATTGGTTTAATAGAATTGCTTGAATATCTTCCTGTGGATATTATGTTATATGATAATATAGAAGCAGATGATGTGATTGGTTATATTGCATCTCAATTGGTTACGGAAGATGATGGCGCAATTGTAATGTCATCGGATAAAGATTTTTTACAATTAGTTAAATCAAATGTTCAAGTTTACTCGCCAAGCAAAAAGAAATTATATACGGAGCAAAAGGTTGTTGAAGAGTTTGGTATCCATCCCAACAATTTTATGGTATATCGCTGTCTTGATGGTGATACCTCTGATAATATTGATGGTATTGGTGGATGTGGTCTTAAAACAATTATTAAAAGATTTCCGGAAGTGGTGGAATCGGAGAGAGTAGAGTTTGATAAGTTGTTTGAATTATGCGAAGAGAGAGGTGCTGGAAAAGGACCTAAAATCTACAAAGATATTTTAGATGGAAAACCAATCGTAGAAAGAAATTTCAGATTGATGCAATTGGAAAACCCTGAAATATCATCTAATACAAGAATGAAGATTAACGCCAAATATCAAGAGAATGTATCCAAACTGGATAAACTATCTTTTATTAAAAAGGCGATGAGTATGAAAGTAATTGATGCACTTGGCGATGTAAATAGCTGGGTGGTTAAAACTTTCGGAACAATAAACAAATATAGTAAATAACAATTAAACACGGAGACAAAATCTATGAAGTGCATTAAAAGTAAAGAAGGAGAAATCCGCCGAGTAACAGAATTAGAAGCTGACCAAAAGGTAGCAAATTACGGATGGGTGTTCGTTCCCAAATCAGAGTGGAAAGCCCTACGTCCAAAGAAAGAGGACAAACCAAAAACAGAGGTAGACAAAAATTTATCAATTGAAGAAAAACGATTAGCAAGAAAGAAGAAGGATAAAAAATAATGGAAGCAATAGATAATCTACAAAAGTTCGGACAATCGTACCAAGCTAAAGTAGTTGCATCATTATTGGAATCCCAACCTTTCTTAAATCAAGTTTCAGATATAACCAAAAAGGATTTTTTTGAGTTAGAAGCAGATAGGTGGATAGTTGGAGAAATCGTATCCTATAATCAAACAACGAATGCTGCACCTACATTAGATGTATTCAAAGTTAAATTGAGTGCAATAGAAACAGATGCGCAGAAAAAAATGATTGTAGATAGATTACAACAAGTCTACGATTTATTTGGTTCACCTGATGCTGATTTTGTTAAGAAAGAATATCTACAATTTTGTAAAAGACAGAAACTTAAATCTGCAATTTTCCAATCCGTAGACTTATTACAAAGTGGTAAGTACGATGAGGTAGGAACAATCATTCAGGATGCATTAAGAGCTGGATTAGAAAACAATTTAGGACATGATTACTTTTTAGATATTTTATATCGTTTAGAAGATGTAAAGAGAAATTCTGTACCAACTGGTTGGGCACCAATCAACGAATTGATGGATGGTGGTTTAGGACCTGGTGAGTTGGGAGTTGTAGTAGCACCATCGGGTATTGGTAAGACTTGGTTGTTATGTAAGTTAGGAGCAGATGCGGTAGCAAAAGGATTTAACGTATTACATTATAGTTTGGAGTTAAGTGAAAACTATGTAGGATGTAGATACGATACAATCTTTACAGGTATCCCATTGGCAGATTTGAAAAACAACAAAGATGAAATCCAAAGAAAGTTGAAAAACTATTCATCTCGTTTGATGATTAAAAATTATCCAAACAGAGGTGCTAGTGTTAAAACTATGAAAGCTCACATTGATAAATTAAGGGCAACTGGATTTATTCCACATATTATTATAGTAGATTATGCAGACTTACTTAAACCTGTAAATAAACGTGATGGTTTATACGCAGAGTTGGGTGGTGTATATGAAGAACTACGTGGTATGGGTGGTGAAGTTGGTGTTCCAATTTGGACAGCATCACAAACCAATAGAGGTGCGTTGGAAGATGAAGTAATTCATGCAGACTCTATTGCAGATAGTTACGCTAAAGTAATGACAGCTGATTTTATTATGAGTGTATCTCGTAAAGATAAAGATAAGTTGGCAAATACTGCGAGGGTACACGTAATGAAAAACCGATTCGGACCTGATGGTTTAACGTTCCCAACAAAGATGGATACGATGAAAGGTGAGATAGAAATATACGATGCACAATCATCAAATGGTATTATGGCAACCAAAGAAAGTAATAATGGAGTTCACATTGAAAAGAAATTATTACACAAAAAGTATCTGGAAACCATGCCAACTGATATGGGATAACATCCAAAAATACTACCACACTTACATAGAAAAATCCTATGAAAAGTTGGGTTGAAAAGGGAGTATATACAATACTTATCTATACCTAAAATTAAAAATAGATAAAAAAATATGAGCAAATTATTTACAGAGAGGGTAGCATATAAACCATTTGAATATCCGGTTTATTATACAGAAGGTTGGTTATTACAAGCTCAAGCATTTTGGTTGCATACGGAGATTCCAATGCAAGGAGATGTTAAAGATTGGAATGAAAACTTATCACCATCTGAAAAGCATTTAGTTGGAAATATTCTTTTGGGTTTTGCTCAAACAGAATGTGCAGTTTCTGACTATTGGACAGGTATGGTTACTAAATGGTTTCCAAAGCATGAGATTAGACAAATGGCAATGTTGTTTGGTTCACAAGAAACAATACATTCAGTTGCATATTCTTACTTAAACGAAACTTTAGGATTAGATGATTTTGCAGGTTTTATGCATGATACGGTTATGAAGGAAAGATTTGAACTTCTTACTAACACAACTGCTGAATGGACACCTGAAGATTTAAAAACAAATCATCAAGCCAGAGTTGAGGTAGCAAGAAGTTTAGCTATATTTTCTGCATTTACAGAGGGTGTGGCATTGTATTCATCATTCGCAGTTTTGTATTCATTCCAAATGAGAAATCTATTGAAAGGAATTGGGCAGCAAATGAAGTGGAGTGTAAGAGATGAATCACTACATTCTAAAATGGGTTGTCAATTATTCAGACACATGTGTGATGAATATCCAGAATTGTTAGAAGAAGCTAAAGCTGATGTATATAAAGCAGCTGAAATGATTAGAGATTTGGAACACAAATTCATTGATAAGATTTTTGAAATGGGTGATTTGGAAAACCTTAAAAAAGCTGACCTAAAAGAATTTATTACAAAAAGAGTTAATGAAAAGTTGGTAGAATTGGGATACAATTCAACTAAAGGTGAAGATGGATACTTTGAATTTAATGAAAAGAAAGCATCTGAATTGGATTGGTTTTATCATCTAACAGGTGGGGTTACGCATACCGATTTCTTTGCAATGAGACCAACTGATTATTCAAAAGCAGGTGAAGGGGAAGATTGGGGAGATATATTTTAATTAAATTATGAGAAATTACGGAGAAGAATTTGGTTGGGAAGTTGATGTAGACTTCCCACAATGGGGAAATAATGAGATATATGTAAAGACTATATCCAAAGGTTACTTACAAGATGGTGAGAAACCAAAGGATGCGTATTGGCGTGTATCTACAAAGGTAGCACAAAGATTGGGTAAACCCCAATTAGCTACAAAGTTTTTTGATTACATTTGGAAAGGGTGGCTGTGTTTAGCTACACCTGTATTATCCAATACGGGTACTGATAGGGGATTACCAATTTCGTGCTTTGGTATTGATGTTGGGGATAGTATCTATGAGATTGGTTCAAAGAATTTGGAATTGATGTTGTTAGCAAAGCACGGAGGTGGAGTTGGTATTGGTATCAATCAGATTAGACCAGCTGGTTCAAAAATTACTGGTAATGGTACATCGGATGGTGTAGTTCCATTTTGTAAGATTTATGATTCAACCATATTAGCTACAAATCAGGGTTCAGTTCGTAGAGGCGCCGCTTCGGTAAATATGAACATTGAGCACAAAGACTTTGAAGATTGGTTGGAAATTAGAGAGCCAAAGGGAGATGTAAATCGTCAATCACTTAATATGCACCAATGTGCGGTAGTAGGTGATAAGTTTATGAGAAAGTTGCAAGAGGGGGAACCTGAAGCGAGAAGAAAATGGGGTAAACTATTACAAAAGAGAAAAGCAACTGGTGAACCATATATTATGTATAAGGGTAATGTTAATAAACAAAACCCAGAAGCATATAAAAAGAATGGTTTAAAAGTATATATGACCAACATTTGTTCGGAGATTGTATTGCACACAGATGAATCACATTCATTTGTATGTTGTTTATCATCATTGAATCTTGCTAAATACGATGAGTGGAAAGATACTGATTTGGTATATACAGCTACAATGTTTTTAGATGGTGTATTGGAGGAGTTTATCCAAAGAGCAAAAGGAATGACTGGATTTGATAATTCAGTTCGTTCAGCGGCAAAAGGAAGAGCATTGGGATTGGGAGTTTTAGGATGGCACACTTATCTACAACAAAAAGGTATTCCATTTGAAGGTTTGCCAGCACAATTCGAAACTCGTAAAATATTCTCTCAAATGAAGATTGAATCTGAAAGAGCAAGTAGAGATATGGCTTCGGAATATGGTGAACCATTATGGTGTAGAGATACAGGTTTTAGAAATACTCACTTACGAGCAGTAGCACCAACAGTATCAAACTCTAAATTGAGTGGTAATGTTAGTAGTGGTATTGAACCTTGGGCAGCAAACGTATTTACAGAACAAACTGCAAAGGGTACATTCATTCGTAAGAATCCAGAGTTGGAAAAAGTGTTAAAGAAAATGGGTAAGAACACCAAAGAAGTATGGGATAAAGTCCTTGCAGATGGTGGTTCAGTACAAGATTTGGATTTTTTAGATGAGTGGTGTTTCTTT